GGTCAAGAAGATCCAGAACGAGGCTGGCATCGTCATCAAGAAGATATACAACCCCAACGTCGGCAAGTACGACGTGGCGGTGACTGTTGGCCCGAGCTACATGACCAAGCGGCAGGAGTCGCTAGATGCCATGAGTTCACTGTTGCAGGGCAACCCGCAACTGTGGGCGGTGGCCGGCGACCTGTTTGTCAAGAACATGGATTGGCCGGGGGCGCAGGAGATGGCAGCGCGGTTTGCCAAGACAATCGATCCCAGGCTGTTGTCTGACGAGGACGACCCGGCACTGCAAGCGGCTAACCAGCAGATGCAAGCAATGGGGCAAGAAATGCAGCAGATGCAACAGATGCTGCAAAACGTCAGCCAGTCAATGGAAGCTCAGACGCTGAAGGTTAAAGAGTTTGAGGCTGAAGTCAAAGCCTACGACGCGGAGACTAAGCGGATCTCGGCAGTGCAGGCCGGCATGAGCGAAGAACAGATTCAAGATATTGCGATGGGCGTGGTTGCAGCGGCGTTGGAGTCGCAAGGCATGATGAACCAGATGCCGGAGATGCGTGAGGAATCCATGCCTATGGAACAGATGCCACCTGAAATGCCACCGCAAGGGATGCCGCAATGAAGTGCAACGATTTTCTAGGCATGTTGTTTCTGGCTCGGGACGTGGCGCACAGCGTCCACCTGAACACCCGAAGCTACTCCAAACATGTGGCGCTAAACATCTTCTACGAACGTGTTGTGGGGGTAGCCGACGACTTTGCCGAAGCCTACCAAGGCCGGTACGGTCTGATTGGCCCGATCTCGCTGATGTCAGCCAAAAAAACAGCCAACATCATTGAGTTTCTGGAAGATCAGATGAAAGAAATTGAAGCCGCTCGGTACGACGTTGTGGATAAGTCTGACACCGCGTTGCAGCAACTCATTGACAATATCATTGAGTTGTATGCGCGAACACTGTACAAACTAAAATTTCTTGCTTAGGACACCACCATGTCAGCTAACTATAAAAGTATCAGCGCAACAAACCAAGTCAAGGTTGGTTTTACAGTCTTGAAAGGCATCTTTGTTAGCGCGGCAAGCTCAACGCCGCTTATCACGGTTTACGATTCTGCTACGGCTGACACTAATGACCCAACAATACTGGGTGTGTTTACGCCCGCAGCGGCAACTAATCACACCTTTACCGCAAATGGCATCTCGGCCAGCAAAGGACTCTACGTTGTTATATCTGGAACGGTAGTAGCAACCATTATTTACGAATAACCGCACTGGCGCGGTACGCCAGGGATTCCAAGGAATCAAGCCATGTCTGAAGAAGTAATAGCGGAAGTACCCGCGCCGGAACAGGTTGCTACGGCAGCGCCTGAGCCTGAGATTGTAGCGCCGGAGGCAGCACCCGAGGTTGAATCCAAGGTATTTACCCAAGGGGAACTTGACGCAGCTATCGGTAAGAGGCTTGCACGAGAGCAGCGAAAGTGGGAGCGCGAAGCAAGGCAGGCCGAAGCACCAAAGCCCGTCCCTGTGGAGCATGTGAAGCCGGAACAGTTCACGACGACCGAGGAATACGTTGAAGCATTGACGACGTCTAAAGCCGCCCAAATTGTCCAGCAGCAACAGTACGCGAAACAGCAACAGGAGTTGCTTGGTAACTATCACGACAAAGAAGAGGATGCGCGGAGTAAGTACGAGGACTTTGAACAAGTTGCGTACAACCCCAAGCTACCAATTACCGATGTGATGGCCCAGACGATTCAAGCCTCGGATAACGGCCCGGATATTGCATACTATCTCGGCACAAACCCCAAGGAAGCTGACCGCATAGCCCGACTTCAACCTTTCTTGCAGGCAAAAGAGATAGGAAAATTGGAAGCAAAAATTGCTTCCGAACCCATTACCAAACGTACATCCAGCGCACCTGCGCCGATTTCACCTGTTACGGCTCGCGGAGGTCAATCCGGCGGGTTCGATACCACAGACCCAAGGTCAATAAAAACCATGACCACAAGCCAGTGGATTGAAGCCGAAAGAGTTAGGCAAGTGAAAAAGCAGGAAGCAAAATTCCGCTAACTACTTTTAGGAGTTTTTCATGGCTAATAGCCTACTGACTATCGATATGATTACTAGGAAGTCTCTGGAAATTCTGGAGAACAACCTGGTACTTTCCCGTAACGTAAACAAAGAGTATGACGACAGCTTTGCAGCCGAAGGTGCCAAGATTGGCTCCACGCTGCGTATTCGTCTGCCCGACCGCGCTCTGGTAACCGACGGTGCCGCCCTGCAAGTTCAGGACGACAACGAGCAGTTCACCACGCTGACGGTATCCAGCCAAAAGCACATTGGCATCAACTTCACCACTGCGGAACTGACCATGCAGTTGGATGACTTTGCCGAACGTGTTCTGAAGCCGCGTATCAGCCAACTGGCCTCTAGCGTTGACGCTGACGTTGCCAACTCCTACAAGTCTATTTTCAACACGGTAGGAACCCCTGGCACTTCTCCCGCCACCGCGCTGGTTCTGCTGCAAGGGCAACAAAAGCTAAACGAATCGGCCACGCCTATGTCGCCGCGTTATGCCACCGTGAACCCTGCCGCTAACGCTGCGCTGGTAAACGGTCTGTCAGGCTTCTTTAACCCAACGGGCACTATTTCCCGTCAATTCAAGACCGGCATGATGGGCGAAGGTGTGTTTGGTTTTGATGAGATGAATATGTCTCAGTCGATTGTCAACCACACCACGGGCAGCCGCGCAGGAACCATTTTGGTGAACGAAACGGTTGCCACCCAAGGGCAAGCCACCATTACGCTTGACGGCTTGACCTCAACCACTACAGTTACTGTGGGTGATGTGTTTACCATTGCTGGCGTTTTTGCGGTCAACCCGCAAACCCGTCTTAGCACTGGTAGCCTGCAACAGTTTGTGGTGACCGCAGCGCAAACAGCGTCCGGTGGCGACATGGCAAACATGGCTATCTCGCCGCCCATGTACACGGCTGCAAATGCGTTGGCAACCATTGATGCGTTCCCCGCGAACAACGCTGCGGTGACGTTCGTTGGCACTGCCTCTACCGTGTTCCCGCAAAACTTGGTCTATCACAAGAACGCAATCACGCTGGCTACGGCTGACCTCTTGCTCCCGCAAGGTGTCGATATGGCTTCGCGCCAGGTGCATAACGGGATCTCGATGCGTATCGTGCGCCAGTACGATATTAACAACGACCGTATGCCTTGCCGTGTCGATGTGCTGTATGGTTTCAATACCATTCGCCCACCGATGGCCTGCCGGATCTGGGGCTAAACAAACCGCCCCCGCCTAGCGCGGGGGCAAGTCAACCTTTTAGGAGTAACAATCATGGCTCTTCCCTCAGTTGGTGGCGGTTATCAGTTCACTGATGGCAATACGAATGAACTGGAAATTGACACCCAAGCAGCACAGCAAACGGCAACTGCAACCGCAACGCTGACGACCGCGCAAACCCTTGGTGGCCTGTTGGTGGGCGATCCGACGACTACGGCGGCAACCTACACGTTGCCTACCGCTACGGCAATCGACGCGGTAATGACCAACATGAAAACCAACAGCACGTTTCGGCTGACGGTAATCAACCTTGGTACTTCTACCGGCCTTATTACCTTGGCGGTTGGCACCGGCATTACTGCTGTTGGCAATTTGGTTGTGGCTATTACCGGCAGTGCGGCTGGCGTTGGTGGTGCGGCGCAGTTCTTGTTCCGCAAAACCGGCACCGCAGCCTACACCGTGTACCGTGTAGCCTAAGTAACACCCGCCCCTTAGAAATAGGGGGCGGGATTTGGAGAATATTATGGTCATCTACATGCGGCATCCAGTACACGGCAACAAGGTCGCAATTGCAGAGGCTGAAGCCGAGGCCGACGAAAAGAACGGTTGGGAACGGTGCGATGTAGGCGCATTGCTGACACCTAGCGAACCTAGTTCGAACGAGCTGGCAAAACCTCGCGGCAGACCACGTAAGGAGCTTGCGGCATGACTACTGCGAACGACCAGATCAATGGAGCCTTGAGGCTGATTGGTCAACTGGCCGAAGGTGAAACGCCATCAGCGGCAACGTCAGCCGACGCGCTGACGGCGATGAACCAGATGCTGGATAGCTGGTCGGCTGAACGCCTGTCGGTGTTCTCAACGCAAGATCAAATATTTACCTGGCCTGCCAATACAGCAACACGATCTTTGGGGCCGACAGGTAATTTTGTAGGCAACCGGCCAGTACTGGTGGATGACGCTACTTATTTTGTTGATACCAGCAACGGCATTAGCTTTGGCATTAAGCTGATAAACCAGCAGCAATACAACGGCATTGCGGTAAAGACAGTTACCAGCACCTATCCGCAGGTCATGTTCGTAAACATGAACATGTCCAACTTAGATATGACAATCTATCCAGTGCCAAGTAAGGCATTGCAGTGGCACATCATCAGCGTCAACGAGCTAGTTGAACCGGCCACGCTGGCAACGGTGTTGGTGATCCCGCCGGGCTATTTGCGCTGTTTTCGATTCAATCTGGCCTGCGAGATTGCAGCAGAGTTTGGTGTTGAGCCGCCGCCCTCAGTGCAGCGGATTGCCATGACCAGCAAGCGCAACATCAAGCGGATCAACAATCCTGACGACGTAATGAGCATCCCCTACAGCATCGTGGGAACGCGCCAGCGGTTTAATATCTACAGTGGGAATTACTAACATGGCTAACATTGCAATTTCTGCTCTTCCCGTCGCCACTTCGCAAGCTGGCGCGGATGTGCTGCCAATTGTGCAAGCAACGACCAGCACGACCAAACAACTGTCGGTGACCAATCTGTTCACCAGCCCGGCGTTTGTTACGCCTGCACTGGGAACGGTTGCTAGCGGCAACATCAGCGCCTGTACCAGCACCTCAATGGCATTGACCACGCCAGTTATGACGGCCCCCGCAATTGGCGCGGCAACAGGCACCAGCCTTACTGTAACAGGAACAGTCGTGTCTACCGGCACTGCCGGTGTAGGCTACGCAACGGGCGCGGGTGGGGCGGTAACCCAAATAACTAGCCGCACCACGGGCGTGACGTTGAACAAAACCGCTGGCGCAATAACCATGTTTAGCGCCGCAGGAACAACAACGGCGGCAACCTTCACCGTGACCAACAGCACCGTGGCGGCAACGGATGTAATTATCCTAAATCAAAAGTCAGGAACAGACCTGTACGATCTGATGGTCACAGCAGTGGCTGCGGGTAGCTTTAACCTTACGTTCCGCACAACGGGCGGCACCACTACAGAGACCCCGGTTTTCAACTTTGCGGTTATCAAAGCGGTCACGGCGTAAGTGAAAACACCCATTCTTGGCGGCTCTTATGTCGCTCGGTCCATCAATGCGGCAGATAACCGCATGGTCAACCTGTTTGCCGAAGCGGTGCCCGAAGGCAGCGGCGGGAAAGAGGCGGGCTTTCTGCTGCGGTGTCCTGGCTTGCGATTGCTGGCAACTGTCGGTGATGGCCCTATTCGCGGCCTGTGGGTAACCAATGGCGTAGGGTATGTGGTGTCCGGCAGTGAGTTCTACAGCCTAAGTACAAGCTACACAGCCACCCTGCTTGGCACTGTAACCGGCACCGGCCCGGTCAGCCTAGCCGACAACGGCACCCAAATTTTTATTGCCTGTAACCCCGACGGCTTTATCTACAACACCTCCACGGCAGTGTTTGCCCAGATTACGGATGTGGATTTTCCCGGCGCCGGCTCGGTTGGCTACATTGACGGCTACTTTGTGTTTAACGAGCCGGACTCGCAAAAATTTTGGGTAACCAGCCTGCTGGATGGCACTTCAATTGACCCCTTGGACTTTGCCAGTGCCGAAGGCTATCCCGACGATGTAATTGCGTTGATCGTGGACCACCGCGAGATCTTCTTGTTTGGTAACACCAGCGTCGAAGTCTGGTATGACGCCGGAACGCCCGACTTCCCTTTGGCGCGGATTCAAGGCGCGTTTATGGAGGTGGGTTGCGGGGCA